AGTTGTGGTACCGGCAGCTGTGCGCCCACGCCCGGGTGCGATCTGTTTTTCGAGTTGAGTGGCAGCTACGTTCCGAGTTTGTTGGGCAACAGAATTACCATTCAGCGACTGCCACGTACGAAAGAAACCTCCGACACGACGGGCGTCGAGCTGGTTCTGCGCGCTGTCGAGGTACGTCTGCCGGGTCATGCCGGACAACGGGTCGACTTCGAGCAGCCAGCTGTGGAAGTTCTGGTTGGCGTTGATCTCGCGCCAATCGGGGACTTCCGCCGACAGTTCCGTCCAGAACATCTGCTCAGCATTCAGCGCCTGTCGCTGTACAACGCTCTCCACCTTGGGGACGACGTTGTTCTGGAGTTGGGCAAGCGACCGTCGCAGCTCTGCGACTTCTTGGTCACGCCCCGACATCTCCTCACGAGCTGCGCGGCGCATGACTTCGATCGAATCCCCGTAATCCTCGACGTCCTTTTCGGTGATGAGCTTTGCCGCGGCCACCTGTGCAGGCGTGCTTGCCTGCTGGGGTGCGGTAAGCGACGCGATCAGCTGTTCGAGCTGACCGAGACGTTGGCTCAACTGGTTGTTCTCCGCCCGAAGGCGAGTGGTATCAGCGTTGTACATCCCTTGCAGGGAGCGCCAGCGCTGTTCGTAGGTCTGGTCTTCGTTCGTGGTGCCGGATCGCCCTTGCTCGGTGGACGCCGGCTCAGCTGCAGCTTCTCCTGCCCCGTTGGCTGCCGTGGTCTGTGCGGCCGGAGCCTCCACCTGCGCTGCAGGCTCGGAGTTCAGGTCTTCGTACAGCTTGGCAACAGCCTCAGACTGCCTTTGAATTTGCGCGGGAATGGCCATTTAGACGCTCCTCTCGGGTGTGCGTGATTGGATCAGCTGCCCCTGCGGGGCTGTGCTGCTAAGTCAGGGGACTCCGTCATGAGCCTGTGCAGCTCCGACAAGACCTGACACCGCCCCTGAGCAAGTGCCACGGTCTGCGGTCCGACGTTGGGGAGCCGTTCAAGCTCCGAGGTCCGCCACTCTCCCAACCATTCCAAGATGATCGGGTATTGGCGGACGCTGACTGCCAGCGCGCGGACTACTTCGGGGGAGACCTGCTTCACTGCGGGCCTCCGTTTATCAGATTGGTCCCGCCAGCGGGTGCGCCGGCAAGATCAGTGTTCTCCATGGCAGGCTGACCGCCACCGGGTGCCGGCATCGGTGCTGCCGCAGCCATGCGCTTCTGCATGCTGAGCTTCTCACGCGACGGGATGATGTCATCCACGGGCATCTGCAGCCCCTTGGCGACCTCGCGCAGCAGCGCCGCACGCCCCTCGGGCCCGATGATGGCGATGTCGAACTCGTTGGCCGTGGCGTTGAGGAACTCCACGCGGCGAACGTTGACCGTCTCTTTGACCGCAAGGTTGACCGCTCCCTTGGCCACGACCTGCGCATCGCCCTTGATCGACTCGTCAGGGTCGTAGCGCATGTTGTAGACGAACTGGCGCTGCACGATGGTCTTGAGCACGTCGTTGTCGATGTGCATGACCACCTGCCGAATGCCCTTGCCCGCGGAGCCCATCAGCATAGACAAGCCCGACGCTGTGCGCCCTGCCCCCTGCACGTTGGTGTCGCCGTAGATGTAGGCAGGGATGCCGCTGTGGTCATCAGCCATGCGCGAGAAGCGGTCGTAGACCCCCACCAGCGTGTTGGCATTGTCGTTGGGCTGGTTGAACCGCACTGCCGGCGCAGACGACCCCAGAGGGTCGTTGAGGACCTGCCATATTTTCCACGGCTGCATCTGCGTGATGTCTTCGTTGGGCGGCAGGCGCTCTAGGTTGACCTCGACCTGCGGTCCCGAGGCGATTGCCATGTTGTTGACCAGTGCCCGGGCTGCCGCGTTGCAGACGCCCTGAATGTCCTCGATGATCTCGGGGATGCCCTTGCCCCAGAAGGCGCCGGGCTGCTTGATGAACGATGTCTTGGCGTAGGGCTTCTCCCCCAGCGGGTCGTAGTTCAGCACAGCCTTGATGACGTAGTTCCCCACGGCCCAGACGTTGGCGTCGTACTCGCGGTCCTCATCGGGCACTTCTTCCTCAGTCATGCCCCACTCGCGCAGCATCCGGCCGCTAACCTTGCCCCAGAACTCCAGCGTGTCGTAGACCTCAGTGGGGCGGAGCTCTGTGTGGAACTTGCGCTCCTCCTCCTCGCGGGAATCCTTCTGCCACTCCTGCACCCACGACTGGGTGTTGCCCACTTCGAGCACTTTGCGGATGGCTTGGTCGTCATACCCCGGCACACCGATCAGGTCAGCCATCTGGGTGCGCGTCATCTCGTGGTACTCGAAGATGTAGCCATCGTTGATCCGGGTGATCCCCGGCTCGGGGTAGATGTTGAATGGACTGACGCGCTCGTACTCCGGCGCGATGCGCTCGCCCGGTTGCAGGCTCGTGCCCTCCCACTTGAGGTAGCGCTGGCGCCGAACGATCGGCCCCTTGACGAAGGCTGCTGGGAACGTGACGAGGTCCGTGATGAACTCGTTGAACGCATCAGCCCACCCGCCTTGGGCGAACTGGTCTTCGATCTTGGTGTGCATCCGGTCGACGCGGTTCTGGGCCGCCTGCAGAATCTTGAACCGGAACTCCTGCGCAACCGTCTCCTTGAGCTCAGCGAGCTGGGTTTTGTTGGGCGCCTGACCAGAGGCTTGCAGCACCTCCATCACGCGCTCTGCGAAGGCCAGCTGCAGCTCCTCGGACTCCTTCGGAGACAGGTCCGGGATGGCAGTGGGGGTGAGGTCCCATGGAGGCGTGCCGCTGTCGAGCAGGATGTCGCGCAGCCAGCTCTCGGCCGCCCGGCACTTGACCTCCGTGATCATCATGTAGACCTCAGAGCCACCCTGCGCCTTGATCTGGGAGAGCTTGTCCGCCTCGTACGCACCATTGCGCTGCCGCATGGCCTTGAGCATGATGTCGGTGATAGGATCGCGCGAGATGCGTGCAGCATCCCAGCACTGCTTCAGGTGGGCGACGATGCCCAACATGATGGGGCTGCTCTGACGGGCGGCAAGATCGCGCTCAGCCTGCTCACGCTCCTCGCGAACAAGTTGTGCATTACCGACTACGCGAAGGATCGTCAGACCAGCCATGAGTCACTCCTTGGCGGAACCATACAACAGTTACACTTCCGCGTCTACTGGCGGAACTGTCAACCCCATAGCCACCAATGCTGCCAGCCCATCCATGCCGCCGATAGCGGTGAGAACCCCCGGCACAGCCGAGAGGGCCTCTGTGCTGAACGCTAGAGCAGCTTGAGCACGTTCTGCGGCTACCATATCGATTACTTCAGTAGTGTCCCAGAGAGGGCGCTGTAGGGGTGCCTGCGCGAAGATGACCCACTCGTCTCTGGCTTCAAAGGAGGCTGCTGCATAGGGGTTGCCTTGGGCATCTACCCAGTTCAATCCACGATAGGTTTCCCCATCAGCCTCAGAGAACCCAAGGCACATGGCGTACTGGTTGGCATCAGAGACAAGTAGTTCAGGACAAGAGCATGTAATACGCATCAATATGCTCCCGTCTTTTCATTAACAAAAGTCTCAGTAGAGTAGATAGCCCCAGCGTTTAGGTTGGCACCGAAGCGGACGATCAGGTTATAGATTTGACCGTTGAAGGGTACGGAGGCTCCAGCACGACGACCGATGTAGATTGGGTATGCAAGGAAGTTACCTGTGCCTAGGTCGACAGTGCTATTTGTTCCTGCAACGCCGTTTCTACGAATTGTAGTCAGGTCGCCAGCAATGTCGTGTGTTGAAGACAAGACTGCTTGGTCAGGGGCGTCTCCAGTATTTGTTGTGGCAATATTGGTTGTAAAAACACCCCCAGAACCCCTACTAGATGATGAATATCTATTTGATACGGTTGGATCAGGTCCCGTAACAACATAAAACGATCCGGTGTTGGCAATAATATTGGCACTTAACTCTACCAAGATACCACTTGCAGCATCACTAAGCTTCCGAACCCCAGCAAAGACCTGAACCTTATCAATCCCCGGTGTAATAGTAGGGGTAACAAGGAAGTCGTCTACACCATCAAAGGACAGATACGACAAGGACTGCACCCCGGATTCGGTTACGTCATATTGTGTGGTAACGCGCTGATAGGCTGTGGCGGTGGAGCCGAGTTCTAGTTGAATGTTGCGGATGATGATGCCATTTGTGCCGCTTGCCGTTGCTTGTGTTGAGCCGTTGGCATCACAGCCCCCAGCATAGATAAATAGGTTAGTCACAGTTTGGGTAACGGTGCAGCGATAATATCCGCCGCCAACGTTAGTAATTGTCGCGGTCAGGCCAGAGCCAACAGTTCCTACTGCCCCAGTGGACAGGTTGAAGTACGCAACGACGTTGCCCTGCGCCCCATAGAGGTACAGAAAGTTAAGCCCTGACGCCTTGGCCTCAATGCTGATTGTGTGGGCTGCTGAAGATACAGCACCTAAGCTGCGTTCAACACCACGCAGGGTTCCCGAAGTTAAGGGGTAAACTAAATCAGCCACACCGTCTGCGTTTGCCGTTATCGCGCTGTTTGATTTCGTCCAGTAACTGTCGTTGAACTCCTCCGTTCTCGTCAGCAAATTCCTCCGACCACCCAGAGGCACGATACCATAGGTAGGACGAGAAGCAGTAGTGGCTTGGGTGGCGTGGTTGCCACTATCAGACTTAACTGAAAGTCCACCGAACTCAACAAAGTTCGACGTTGTAGCTGTGTTTTCGGCCAGCCAAATATATGTCGTTGTGGTTGTTGCTGTGAAAAATAACAATCCGTTTGAAAATGCTGACGAAGCAGAAGTCAACAAAGTGCCACCATACGAATTGGTTGATGTAATGCGAACTATGGCAGCGTTAAAACCTGCGTTTCCGTTTGAAATAAGGCCAAGGTCAATCCTATATTGCTGTCCGACAATTGTAGAAAGTGCTTGAGATGCCGTGCCACGGCCAGACACGGACGTGATGCGGATTATCCCACTTGTTACTGTAGCAGTGCCTGTAGCGGCAATAGTCCAGCCGGTAGTCCCGTTGGAAAAATCCCCATTCGTAAGCAACTCCGTCCCCAGCGTCAGCCCCTTGGACTTATCCAGCAGCAGAGCAACTGTCTGACCCGGAGTGGTTACAGGGGTAGTGCCTGCGGTGTCTTGGAACATAGTGGTCAGGTCAGAGGGATCGTACCAGACGCCGGGTTCAGAAGCAGCAAACAAGGATACAGGGGAGAA